TCAGTTACGAAGATATTCAATTGGGTTCAAGGGCGATAAAGTATGTAAGATCAACATCAGTGTTAGTCCATTCGGAAATTAGATGTTGGGATACTTTTACATTATAGTCGCCAGGCAAGACACGAATGTTTTCAATCTTGAGATCAAGACTAAACGTGCCAGTAGCAGTTCCTTGTATTGTAATGTCGTAAGTATTACTAGTATCGTTTTCCTTATCCCTGAGAATAAGTTTGATAGTGTCAGATCCTTCTTCGGAAAAGAATGTAAGATCAGGCAAGCTATAAATGGCGGATGCCTTCTGTAGTGCTAGAAGATCATCACTAGAAAGATTGAACTGAAGATCAGAACCAGGAAAATTTACGTTTCTTTCTGGTGCAGACTTAAGTGTAATCTCAGGATCGGAAAAATAATACTTAGCAGATTGACGACCACCTTTGATATTCACAAAGTCAGAAGTTGTAAATTCTAGTTGAGGGTCATTGAACAAAGAGATACCACTAAGGAACTGACTCAGATCATAAATTGCAAAGTCAGAGGGAAATATTTCTTCACCAGTAAACTTTGCTAGAATGTTTTCAGCATTAGAAATTGTTCTTACAGTACTTCCTTTACGAAATACTATTGAAGAGTTTATGGTGCTAAAGTTTTTAAGAACATCTAGTGTTTTTTTAGATAAAGTAACTTTACTCATAATGTAGGTTTGTTGTGAAAATGTAAAAGTAATACTGCGTAGTGAACAACTTTAAAGATGTCTTTCTTTGCTGTACCCTTCTTGTCATAGCGTGAAGCATATTTAAGTATGTTAGACCTACAGAATGCTTCAGCATCACCTATAGCATCAATAAGATCAAGAGTTTGAACTCCATCATTTTGACTATAGTGTGCACTGTAGGTATTGGAGATGTAGTCAGAGATCTCATCGAGAATCTCTTTCTCATTGTATTTCAATTCTTACTCCATACATGTGCTATATCACCATGATAGCATTGAAATTTGTTTCCGTCAAGATCAACAACATTTATTCTATGTGTTGGTCTCCACTCTTCTCCTTCATCTCCTAGGATGCGAACACTCCTACCGTCTTTAAGACGGAGGATGTGTCCAAGGTATCCATTAAATTCCTTCTTCATCAGATTCCTCTTTGTTTAAGTCTACACCTGCATCAATCTTATCATATAATTCAATGAAAGATTGCTTAGTCTCTTCATCAAAACGATTGACGCAAACCTTGATAGCTTTTACACGATTGTTCCAAATAGCATATGCTTTCATGATGTGAACAAGTCTACGAGTAGAGATGACTTCATCAATACCACCATCCTTGAAAGTTCTACGGATGATATCTGCCCAGTTGGAAAGATTAACACAGAACTCTTCATCATGTTTACCAACAGATGCAGCAACGCGAACAAGAATTTTTTGCTCAGTAGCAGGAGTAGGATACTCTTGCTCAAATGTCAAAGCAAATCTTTCAAGGAATGCTTCGTTCAAAACGTTAGTACCGATGAATCTACCGTCATCAGAACCTTTACCTTTAGTATTTGCAGTAGCAATAACATTGAATCCTGCAGCAGGTTGTACATACCTACCAATCTTCTTAAGGAATATACCTTTACCTTCAAGAACAGATTGCAAACAAAGGATTTTGTTAGATGCAAGATCCACTTCATCTAGAAGTAGGATAGCTCCCCTTTCCAAAGCTTCAACCACAGGTCCGTTGTGCCAAACAGTATTACCATTAACAAGACGGAACCCACCAATAAGATCATCTTCATCGGTTTCTATTGTAATGTTTACACGTATTAATTCTCTATTTAGAGTTGCACATGCTTGCTCAACAGAAAAAGTTTTACCATTACCTGACATACCTGTAATGAAAGTAGGATAGAAAATCTTAGATTGAATAACTTTCTTTACGTCAGAAAAATTACCGAAAGGAACATATCCATCATCCTTAGAAGGAATTAAGTTTTGTACGACAGAAGGCATTGCGGCAGGAGCATTAAAAGTTTGCTCAAGTTTTTCTTGAATAGTAAGGTTCCACTTACCAATACTTTGTTTGTATTTTTTAAGTCTTTTCTTGACAGTAGCAAGAGAACAGTTGTAGTGCTCAGATGCTTCAAATAAATCTTTTGTACTCACCTCAGTACCAACCTTATCGGAAAGGTATGTAACTAGGTCTTCGGTTGTAACAGGAACAGGTTCAAAAGGCATGATGTAATGTGTGTTGTTGTGTATGAATATAGTATAGGATGTGGTGGGGTCAATGGCGACCCCTTGTGTGCCACTTTGTCAACTGACATATCCTATGAAAGAACTGAGTAGTTTTTTGTTAGTTGATTTGTTGCCTAACATTTTTTTGAATGCACGAGAGATGTCTTTCTTTTGAGCACCAGACTCAACATCAAAATCAGTGGATTGGTTTAATGATTTACCATTGATAGCATACAGTGCGTTGTAAGCTTTTGGATTACTTATAATCGCAGACTTTTCTTTCCTCCATTGTTTTTGTAATTCGGAATAATTCTCAAAGTTTGCATACTTATCAACAAAACTATGAAGTCCACTACCATCAAGAATACGAAACCCAATAACATTTACATTAGGATTACGATCACGTAATTGTTGAATAAAAATGTTAGTAACATTATCATATTGAAACTGAGGATAAGTACGACCAGTTTGACGATCACGAAGAACTGCTGACCAATCTAAACGACGAGTGCGAACAACCCATCTATCTTCATACTCAATATACTGTTCATGACCATAAGAAGTTGTGCAACCTTCACCATCAGATAAGATACAAAGATTTACTTTCTGTACATCATTATTTTTTTGAAACTCAGGAATTAAGTAGTTCATCATAATGATTGCTTCATTCAAAGGAGTTCCAGAAAGTTGAAGACCTAATGTATACTGATAACCAGTGTGACTTCTGTAGTAAGAAGCTTCTCTCCAAAGATTTTTACACATACGCTCATAGTCTCTACCATTAGAACGAGATGAGATAAAGTTTATTAAGTGAAACCAATCATCATTTATGTGAACAATATTCTTTTCAGCATTCTCTTGTTTGTAATCATTATACCTAGGTTCATCAACATTTTGCATAGCTCTTTCTGCAACAATCCAATCATTAGTAAATCCATAAACTTCAAATGGGATTTGAACTTTCTTACAGAATGATGTTAAATTAAGTAATTGTTTTACAGTAGGAAGAATTTCATACTGCATAGAACCAGACCAATCAAGAAGAAACAATAGACCATGGTTCTTACCATCAGGTAGTACAGTTATTTTTTTGAAAATGTCTTCGTTGTAAAGATAAGTATGTAACTTTGTAGTATCAAGCACACCAGTCTTAGATTGACCAGAACGAGCATAAGCGTCAGCAGACTTACGGCACTCAAATTCTTTAACAAGATAATTTACCTCTTTTTGTGATTGCTTACGAAAAGCATTATATTCACTGTCAACTATTCCGTATACTTCAGACTCTACTGCTTGACTATCAATCCAGTCGTGAAGTTTTTTCCAATCAACAACATGTTTATCTAGGTCTACAGTTTTAGGAATTTCAACGTAAACTGAATTGCGAGAATCAGCAGAAGAAAGGTCTTCTGATGCATTGTCAAAAGAACGTTGAGTTTGAGAGTGCTCGCCACCTTCAGAACCTGCAGCATCATCTTCGTAATCTTCATCATCCCAGTCATCAATAATATCTTCATCAATATCTGCATGAGTACCACCAGATGATTGTCCACCTGCTTGAGGTTTTGTTTTAGGTTGATCTTGCTCGTCACTATCTTGCTGATCAGATTGTTGACCTTGAATTCCTCCACCATCAGCACCATCAGATTGCTCAGGAGAGAATGGAATTTCTACCTCTACCTCAGTTTTTTCTTGCTGACTAAACTCATATACATCAGCAGCAATCTGTAAAACTTCTTCAAAAGTCTCAGCAATATCAGTACGAGCAACAAATAATTGTTCTTCAATAGAAAAAGGAATCAATGCACTAGCACCAATCTTGAAATGAAGATTGATACGGTCAATCAAACTAAACTCATTCATATCTCTGCCATGAACACTGAAGAAATCCATGTCATGAAGTTCTTTATATCCACCTGCAAAAGATTTTCTAAGACCTGGAAACTTACGTTTCATAAGTTTCTCAATGCGAGCATCTTCAATAACGTTTATATAATCCTTAGGAATATCTGCAACATTTCTCCAATCTTCGTTAGGTGTGAACAATGCATGTCCTACCTCATGACCTACTAGCATATCATATACTACGCTAGATGCCTTGTCCCACATTGGTAGTGTTAACACACGAAGATCTACATCAAAGGATGCTGTAGGAGTTTGCCTGTGCTCTACGATAAGATTTTCTGTAGCAAGTAGTCTTGCAAGGTTACCTTTGATTTCTTGTTGAGTGTGCATGTGTCTTTGTGTCTGATGTATACATCATAACAAAGAAATGGACTAACCAACCAGTGGATGTGACACTTCGTGAACTGTCTCCTCTAAGTTAGAGTAATTTTTATCCTTGTTAACAGTAATAGTTCTATCAAATTTATCATCAAGTCCTTGTTTATGACTAATTACATATACTTTAGTGCTCTCATCAAAGTTTCTAAGTATCCATCCTAGATCAGATGTACCTGATTGGTCAAGTGACCCATCAAATATCTCATCTAAGATAAGTAAATTAGTATCCACGCTATTCTTAAGCTTAGCAATACTACGCCAAGTGAGCAGAAGAGCGATATCAATGCGAGCTTTTTCTCCTTCTGAGAACGAATCATACGAAAATACGTCACGGTATCTACTTTTAATTATCTCATCAAAGTTCTCATCAAGGGTGAAATTGACATAAAACTCCATCCTTTGTAAGAAATCGTTAATTAACTTATTCATTGTAGGAAGATAAGTCTTGATAATCCTAGTCTTTATCCCATTGTCCTTAAGTAGTTGTCCTGCAGTTGTCAGGACATCACGATCTTTCTTTAGATCAGCATGTTGTTTACTAGATTCCTTCTTATTACTTACAAGAAGTTGCAATTTATCATACTCTGCTTTTTTATCAGGTGTAGATCCTTCTAGTTCTTTAATCTCATCTTGTAATGAGTCAATCTGTTTACGAATTGTCAGTAATTTAAAATTTGTTTGACTAATCGTTGTATTGATATTGTTTACTTCAGTTGACAACTCAGTAAATTTATTAAATCGTTCTTGTTCATCGGATATTGCTTTCTCTAGATCTTCATATCCAATATTCATTTCATCAACTTTAGATTGACCTGCCTCTATCTTTTCATTACGAAACTCTTCAGATAGTTCCTGTGTACACGTTGGGCACACATGATTGTCCTCAAAAAACTTATGCTCCTTCTTACATGTGTTCAACTTATGTGTCAACTTAATCAAGTACGTGTTCAACTTGCTCAATTTTTCAGTGGACTTTGAATACTCCTGCATTTCTTTATTAAGTTTACAGATTTGCTCTGTAAAAACTGATACTTCTTCAGCACCTTGGAGTTCTGTATTTTTATACTCATTTATTTTTACTTGTTTACGATCAATCTCCTCCTGAGTCTTTTTCTCTAGAGAAAACATATGTTGTTTTTGTAATTCAATCCTATCTTTAAGTAGATCAAGTTGATAATCAATGTCACGTAGCTCCTCATTATTACCACGCATCTTATCCTTAAGAAGAATATTCATTGTAGAAAATACTTGGATGTCTAGAATGTCCTCAATAATATCACGACGTTGAGCACCAGGCAGTTTCATAAATGGAACAAAAGTAGAAGAACCTAGAACTACAATCTGTGTAAATGACTTATAGTTCATCTTAAGAACATTTGCTTCAAAGTTTTTCTGCTGTTCTACTTGACTACTGTCTTGATCCCATGCTTTTCCATTGCAGTAGATCTCAAACTTACTGGGTTTCATACCACGTATAACTTTGTACTCTATTTTACCAATACGAAACTCAATCTCTGCTACACAATCTTTTTCGTTGATACTATTGACCAACATACTTTTACTAATCTTACGAAACGGTCTAGAAAACAAAGAAAAAGTAAGAGCATCCAGAATGGTACTCTTACCTGCACCGTTGCTACCAACGATTAGGTTTGTTCTAGCTGTTTCTAAATTAATTTCACTAAACACATTGCCCGTAGAAAGAAAATTCTTCCAACGGATCTTTTCAAATACTATCATTACTTAGGATCAGGTTCATCAGGTGGTATTAAAAAATCGTCAGGTGTAATTATGGAAAATCTTTGTCCACGATCTTGACATGCTCCTATTATAACATGATCTTCCATTTCCACAACCTGCATTGGAGGATAATCTTCTTCTTGTATCATCATCAAGTATCTATTAGCATCATCTACCTCAGTCCAAATAGGAACAACGCGAGTTTCATCATCATCATGAAGAGAAAACACACCTTCTGGATGGTCTGCTACAGTTAGGATGAACATTAGACTACTTGACAACTTTCAATATATAGGGTTCTCATAAGAGACTTCAAGTCAGATTTATCTACGGAAATTTCTACTTCATCAATGTATTCATTGAGAAGTGTCATTGTATCTTTTGTTTCTAAATCAGTGTCATCAATACCTTCAGCATCTACAAGTGTCTCAACAATTTTAACATCATGAGCACCTACATTGTAAAGACGATCAACCAATGTTTCAAACATTTGGTAGTCACGTTTCTCTTCAACGATGAGTTTGATAAACTTGTCTTTATAACTAGACACATCTGATTTGTTGTAGTCAGACTTGGCATCATCATAAAAGATTTTTTCAAAAATTTCGTATGGATTTGCGATGAACCTAAGTCTATCACTTTCAGTATCGTAAATATGAAATCCACGAGAGTCCTTATAATCATTCCAGTACATTTGATATGGATTACCTAGGTATTGCACATTACCATGTTTTGATTTGTGATGGAAATGTCCAGACCAGACACGTTTAAAGTTCTTGAAGTCAGATACTTTAAAACCTCCTTCAAACCTCATACCAGGTGTAACTTCAAATCCATCACACTCCATATGACTACAAACAACGTCTGCTTCACTTCCAGAAATAAACTTCAAAGATTCTTCTCTGTTACCAGAATTAATCCAAGGAAGCATCAAAAATCTTTTATTACCCATCAAAATATTTTGTGGTTCAGAATAGATTTTAATG